TCAACAGTCCTGGAGTACCAGAGGCCCCAGCTATATCCAAAACAAAAGCAGGCAATATTTTCCCAGGATAGATATGCTGTTATTGAAGGCAGTACAAAATCTGGCAAGACAAGTGGTTGTTTAGCCTGGTTATTGGAACAAGCCCTCCAGGGTAATAAAGGAAATGCTTACTGGTGGATTGCTCCAGTATATCCCCAGGCAAAGATAGCTTTTAGAAGATTAAAAAGAGGTCTGGATGATTTCTTATACAGTGCCAATGAATCTGAATTAACCATCACATTGCCCAATGAAACTGTCATTTATTTCAAGTCTGGAGAGAAGCCAGACAACCTCTATGGGGATGATGTGTATGGAGCAGTAATAGATGAGGCTTCCAGGATGAGAGAAGAAAGCTGGTTTGCTGTTAGATCTACTTTGACTCACTCCAGGGGAGCAGTCAGAATTATTGGAAATGTCCAGGGTAGGAGAAACTGGGCTTATCAATTAGCCAGGCAAGCAGAAGCTGGGATGCCAGATTGGCACTATGCAAAGATAATTGCCTGGGATGCTGTAGAAGCTGGGATTTTAGCCCAGGAGGAAGTAGAGCAAGCCAGATCTCAATTACCAGAGAATGTTTTTAGAGAATTATATTTGGCAGAACCTTCCCTGGATGGAAGCAATCCGTTTGGTCAGCAAGCTATCAGGGACTGCATTTCTCCCCTGGTGGATTCAGATCCAGTTGTCTATGGAGTAGACCTGGCTAAATCAGTAGACTGGACTGCGGTCATAGGTCTGGACTCATCTGGTAGAACTTGCAGATTTGAAAGATTCCAAAAGCCCTGGACTGAAACAGTAGATACTTTGCAGAGAATCATTGGAGATACTCCAGCAATTATTGACTCAACTGGAGTGGGAGATCCAATTGTAGAAACTCTCCAGAAAAAGCTGGGCAATGTTGAAGGATTTAAATTCTCATCAACTTCAAAACAGATGCTGATGGAAGGATTGGCAGTAGCGATCCAGAGTTATGAAGTAACGTTCCCAGAGGGTTCAATAACAGCAGAACTGGATGCATTTGGATACGAGACTACAAGGACTGGAGTCAGGTACAGTTCCAGTATCCATGATGATACTGTCTGTGCATTAGCCCTGGCGGTTCATGGTCAGAGATCTGCTCCAAGTATTGGGGTTTGGTAATGTTTGTAAAGCCACTGAGATGCAGAAACTGTAACAGACTCCTGGCAGAAAAAGCTGGGACTGGAACTGTTATCAGATGCACTAAATGTAAAACGATAAACAAAGTCTAGTCACAAAATGCATAATGTTCTCTGACTGGCATATCGCTCTATTAATATTTGATATCAATACTGTTGACACTATATTTCCTAAAAGCTAGAGTGGTCTATGTGGGTAGGTTCTCTTGCCCACGCTATTGATTGGGTTTTTTAATATTTGTCTCAATCATTATTTATCTCCTTGGGGGTTAGAGGGCAAACTAATCCCCATATAGAAAATGAGTCGGCACTTGGCAAGTCCGCAAGCAGCAAGCCTTGAGGACTATATGCCTACTTTTTCATTCCCCTGGTTTCAAAAACAGGTAACAGATACTGACATTTCTGCAACAGTCCCCCTGGTTACTGATTTATCTTCAATTCAATATCCAGAAGATAACTACAAGAATTTCTCCAGACAGGGATATTCCAGGAATGAGATTGTTTATGCTTGCATCAGAGAATTGGCACAGGGAGTAGGATCAGCCAGATATTATGTAGGGAAATCAGATCCAAATGGAGGAATCATTACAGATGAAACTTCTCCAGTTGCCCAACTATTAGAGAGACCAAATGATAACCAGGACTGGCATATGTTCCTGGCGGATCTTGTTACATTCCTCCAGGTATCTGGAAATGTTTATGTCTTAAAAGAAAGAGCCAGGAATAATCAAGTTACATCCATGTGGCTACTGAGACCAGATAGAGTAGCTATTCAGCCTTCAGAGAGAGGGGTTCATAAATATACCTATGAGATAGATGGAGACGAATATGAACTTGACCCAAATGATATTGGGCATATGTCATTGCCTAATCCATCTGGAGATGTGTATGGATTAAGCCCTCTGCATATCCTGGCAAAAACAGTGAACCTGGATATGTCCATGACTGACTTTGCCAAGGCATACTTTATGAATGCTGGAGTGCCGTCTGGATTATTGAAAGTGAAACGCAGATTAAATAACCAGGCGGAAGCCACTAGGATTAGAGCCAGGTGGAGATCTTCATTTGGTGGGGCTAGGAATGCACACAGTGTAGCTATCCTGGATGATGATGCAGAATACCAGGCAATGGCAGATGCTCCAGAAAAAATGGCTCTGAGAGAACTCCATGACTTAACTGAGTCCAGGATCTGTGCAGTTTTTGGAGTACCTCCAATATTGATATCAGCTAATGTTGGACTCCAGAGATCTACATTCTCTAATTACAGAGAAGCCAGGTTCTCATTCCATTCAGAAACATTAGAGCCATTAATAAATGACATTGTCAGATTTTTAAATCATTGCTTTTCATATGAGTTCAATGATGGAGCAAAAATCATGGCTGACTTCACAGATATGAGGTCATTTTTAGATGATAAAGACACAGTAACCACAAGGGCTACTGCACTATTTCAGGCTGGCATTATTACATTGAATGAAGCCAGATCCCTGGTGGGGCAGGATGGGGTAGATGATGGGGATATCAGAAGAGTGCCAATGAATATTATTGAATCTGAATCCATTGAAAAAGATCAGCTGGCCCTGTCTGGATCTGCAACAAAATCCCTGGAAGAAAAAGCCCCCAGGATTGCTCCAGGAGCAGTTACATTAAGAAGGAATCTTCTGGAACAGAGGGAAGATCTTGCAGACAAAATGTACTCCAGGATGCAGACATATTTAAAAAGAATAAAGAACAGAGCAGATGGAGTTCTCGGCAGATATTTAGCCAGGACAAGTGAAGAGCAAAAAGACTTTCCATTTAACTGGCAATCTCTCATCCCAGATGAGGAGCAAGGAGAACTTGCAAATGCCTTGAGGAGATCTTATGTTGAAATTGTTAAGAATACGTTTTCAGAGGTTAATGATTCGAATGTTGCTGGAGTATTGCAATTCAGCGAAAAAATACCAGAAGTTCAACGAATACTGACCCAATCAGATACCAGGGCTAAACTGATACATTCCACGACACAAAAAAGAATCCAGGATGTTTTAAGTCTTGCTAGTGAAAGAGGGTACTCAATAGAGCAAGTAGCAAACGGAGTTCCAGCAGATAAATTCAAAGGTGTTAGAGAAGCCCTTGGAGAGACTCAGATCAGAGCCAGGCTGATTGCCAGGACTGAAGTAATGAGAACTCAAAACCTATCCTCCCTGGCACATTTTAAGACCCAGGGATTTGAATACATGAGGGCAGATGATGTTGATGGAGATCCCAATGATAACTTCGTACCTGCTGGAGATCCTTATGGCCGAACTTGTGCTGAAAGGAACGGCCAAATCTACCATGTAGATGATGCGGTCAATATAGATGACCATCCTAATGGAACTTTAAATTGGTCTCCAATGCCCAGGAATTATCAGCCAGATACAGTTCTCTCTGGATACAAAGCCAATCCATATGTAATAAACAGAATTGCAAAAGTAGATGCTCCAGAATTTTTAAGAAGTAATGCCAGGAAAGGTCTTGAATATTACGAAGAAGGAAGAGGAGGATCTGGCTTAACTCGCAAAACCATCAGAGAGGCATCTGAAATTGCTGGAGGATTTGTATCAGAGGACAAAGTTATCAGAATGAATGCCTGGTTTAAAAGACACCTGGGAGATCTCAATACTCCCAGAAACTCAGACAGAAACAATGAGGACTTCCCTGGTGCTGGAGCAGTTGCCTGGTATCTCTGGGGAGGCTCTCCTACAAATCCAGAACAGGCTATGAACTGGGCAGAAAGAACTGCTGAACGAATTAGAAACAATGAATATTCAAACTCTCAAGGAGTATTGCAATGACTACCACTCAAGAAAGGATCTATAAAACTTTTAAGACAGAAGTAAAGGTACTAGATGAATCTCAGGGAATTGTTACAGCATTTGTTAACACCATGGGCAGAAAAGATGCTGATGGGGACATTATTAATCCTACTGCTTTCAATAATTCTATTAGAGACAATCTTCCTATCCCTGTACTGGCTGGACATGACCAATCAAAAATAGTGGGCAAGGTTTTAACAGCCTACCCAATGAGTATTGATGAGGAAGAATACAGACTCCATGCCACTATGCAAATGAACCTGGAAACAGAGGCTGGCAGAGATGCTTTCTCCAATGTTAAAGGGAACTATGTAAAAGAGTGGTCTGTTGGATTCAATATCCCAGAGGATGGGGTAGTCATGGAGAGAGATGGAAACGAATTAACCAGGGTAATTAATAACCTGGACTGGGTTGAAACCTCATCAGTTATCAGAGGGGCTTCTCCAGACACTGGAACATTATCAGCTAAATCCATAGAACGTGGATGCGACTGTGAATGTACTTGTGGCAAATCTATTAAAGAACAAAATGAACCAGAGGGAAAAGTTGCCTCAGATGCGGTTGAAGAAACTGCCTCAGACACGACTCAAGAATCCTTGGTTCAAGTTGCTAGAACCAGAATTAATTTACTTAAAACTAGATTGGATCTGGGTCGCAAGAAACCTAAAAAACCTAGATATTAATAAGGAGGACAGTTATGTCCACAAGACAAATGAGAGAGGAAGCACAGGCTTTACTTGTTAAAGCAGAGGAAACTCTTGGAACAGGAGATGTTGAGGCATCTACAAAAATGATTCAAGATGCTCAGGCTACAATGGAAAAAGCTGATGCTATTGACATCACTAATTCACAAATAAAGTCTCTAAAGGGGGACTTTAATAAGCCATTAAATACTGTACCAATTGCTTCAACTGATACAGCTGACTATAACCCTAATGACACTACAGCAAAAATAAAAGGCAGTTACAAGCCTGCTACATGGGTCAAAGGTCTACCAGCTATGTCTCAGCCAGCATGGGTACAAGAGCAAATGGGAGACAATCACAAAGAGATTGCAAAAGTGCAAAAAGATGCTTTTGTGAAATGGATGAAGTCTCCATCAGATACTATCTTCTGGAAAAATGCTACACCAGATGAGACAAAGGCTATGCAGGAAGACACAGATGCTGAAGGTGGCTACTTTGTACCAGAAGAATTTATTAATCAGGTGGTTCATGACCCTGGAGTTCCAGGCAGTCAGCTAAGACCTTTAAGCACAGTTGTCCGAGTTGCAAGCAAGGATGGATATGTTCCAACTATTGCCAGTGCATCCTGGGCGGCAATCGCTGAAGAGGGCGCATTTTCTGACCAGACTCCAACAGTCGGTCAAGTAGCTTTCTCAATAGAGAAATCTGGTGGACTTGTAAAAGTTACCAGGGAACTTCTTGATGATAGTGCAATAAATCTACCAGCTTTGCTTTCCCAGATCTTCCAGGAAGCCGCTGGCAGATTTGAAGATGCTGGAATTTTAAATGGTAACAATACTGCTCAGTATGATGGAATCCTTGGTTCTGGTGTTGCTGACTATGTTGCAGCAGCAACTGGGGCTATAACTACAGCAGACCTAACTGGAATATTCTACACACTACAGAGCCAGTTCAGGCAGAACGCTACATGGGTTATGCCTTCATTGATTACCAAGCAAATAAATTCAATCCAGTCAACTGCCGCTGGTGTAACTGGTATTGCTAGTTTAACTGCAAGCCCAGATGCAAACTTACTTGGTAAACCTGTAGTAAATGCAGACGATACTAGTAATAACGGATTGGCTACAGCTTTATCAGCTAACAATGAAATTGCTGTTCTTGGTTCATTCAAAAACTACATGATTTTTGATCGAGTAGGAATGTCCATACGCAGAAACGATTCACTCTACATGGGTAACGATCAGGTCGGATTCTTTGCAACACGCAGAGGAGACGGACAGATTGGACTTGAGAGTGCTTTCAAGATTCTAAA